GCTTGGCGCGGCGAGCGCGAAGGCTCGGACGCCGATGCTCACCGTGTGGGAAGCGTGGCATCTCCCCTGCGGCAAGCGCGCGGGGTGCCACGTCATCGCCGTCGACGGCGCCGAGCTGTTCAGCGAGCCGTGGAAGCTGAAGCGCTTCCCCTTCGTCGTGCAGCGCTTCAAGAAGCGCAAGAAGGGCTTCTGGGGGAAGGGCATCGCCGAGGCGCTCACCGGGCTCCAGCTCGAGCTCAACCGGCTGCTGAACTCCATCTCCGAGCAGCTCCGCCGCAAAGGCCGCGGGCGCATCTTCGTCCAGAAGGGGACGAGCGTCACCCCGAGCCACCTCACCAACGGCATCGCCGACATCGTCAACTACGTCGGCACCCCGCCGCAGGTCGACAACCAGAACGCGGTCGCGCAGGAGGAGTTCAACGAGGTCGACCGGCTGTACCAGCGCGCCTTCCAAGAGGTTGGCATCTCCGAGCTCAGCGCGAGCGCGAAGAAGCCTTCGGGACTCGACGCGGCGGTGGCGCTCCGGGAGTTCTCGGACATCGAGAGCGAGCGCTTCGCCCTCACCCACCAGGACTGGGAGAACGCTCACCTCGACCTGATGAACCTGGCGCTCGACCTCATCGACGCGTACGGGAACCAGGGCTACAAGGTTCGGCTCCCGAACAAGCGCTACTTCAAGGAAATCGACTACGCGGAGATCAAGCTCGCCCGCGACAGCTACACGATGCAGGTCTTCCCCGTGTCGAGCCTGCCGCAGACCCCCGGCGCCCGGTATCAGAAGGTCGTCGAGTCGATGCAGGACGGCTTCATCGACAAGGCGACCGCGAGCCGACTCCTCGACTACCCCGACATCGAAGCGGAGATGAACCTCGGGAACGCCGCGCGCGACGACGTCGACTACGTCATCTCCGCCATCCTCGACGAGCCCGAGCCGAAGCTCATGCCGGTCGAGCCGTACCAGAACCTCCCGCTCCTGGTCGAGCGCGCGACCGCGGCGTACCTCTTCGCCCGGCACCACGACTGCCCCGAGGAGCGGCTCGAGCTCCTTCGCCAGCTCATCGACGACGCGGCCGCGGCGCTCCAGGCCGCGACTCAACCCCCTGCCCTCCCCGGGGCGCCTGCCGGTCCTCCGCCTTCGGGCGCACCGCCCGGCGGTCCCCCGGGGATGGGCGCCCCTCCCATGCTTCCCGCCGGAGGGCCCCCGATGGGCGCCCGCATCGGCGGGGACATCACCGTCAACGCTGCACCTCCCGTGCAGCCCGTAGCCGGCCCGGTCGTCGCCGGCTGAGAAAGGTAGTACCCCATGCCCGAAGTCACCCCAGTACCGCGGAGCGAGCGAGTCGCCGCGGCCATCAAAGACGCAGTCGCGAGAGATTCCGCACAGAAGGGGGGCTCCGAGCCCGCGCCCGCGGCGGCGCAGGTGAAGCCTGCCGGCACGCCCGAAGTCCCCGCGGAGAAGAAGTCCGTCGAGGACCGCTCGTTCGAGCGGCTCGCGAAGGAAGCGGCGGCGCTCCGCCAGCGGGGCGAGAAGTACAAGAACTACGAGACCCTCGAGACGAAGCTCCCGCCCGGCTCGCTCGACGCGCTCGCGAAGGCGAAGCTCGCGAACGACCCCGAGGCGGCGCTCGTCGCGCTCGGCTGGAGCTACGCGGACATCGCCGAGCGCCAGCTGGGGAAGGCAGCCGAACCCGAGGACGGTGAGGCGGCAAAGAAGCCCGCGGGTGGCGGCAAAGAGCGCCCCGAGCTCCCGCCGGAGGTCGCGTCAGCGCTCGCTGCGGTGGAGGAGCTGAAGGCCGAGCGCGACGCGCGGAACGCCGCGGCCAGCGAGGCGGAGGCGCGCTCGAAGATCAAGGAAGGCATCAAGGGCAAGTTCCCGCTCGTCGAAGCGCTGGAGCGCGATGGCAAGGTGGCGGACTACCTCGTCGATTTCTGGAAGAAGACCGGCCGCGGCCCCGGCGAGACCTTCGAGGAGTCGGTCGAGCTCGCCGCCATCGCGGTCGAGAAGGACCTCGCGAAGGAAAAGGAGGTCTGGCGGAAGGTTTTCGAGGGAGAAAAACTTGACACTTCCGGAAAGTCTCCTACCGTCGGCGGTGAGGCACAGGACGCCTCGGCCGGAGCAGGTTCCCCGGGCAAGACCCTGACGAACGAGATGTCGTCGGGCGGCACGAAACCCACTCCCAAAACGCGGGCCGAGATCCTCAAGGCTCTCGAGAACGACCCGCGAGCCTGGTCGAGCGACTAAGCGTCCCTCGGCCATAGCCGAGGCACACACATGTCCGTTACTACGACCACCATCGCCTACCTGCTGAAGCAGGTCTACCGCGACATCGCCGAGACGGTCTTCAAGGACCGCCCCCTCCTGGCCATGCTCTCGAAGCAGGGCGGCTTCACCGGCTCGGCGATGCTGCACGCCATTCGGTTCCGCGACACGCTCGCCCGGTCGCCCACCTTCACGACCGCGCAGACCAACGCCGCGACCTCGCTGGGCGCGACTCTGGGCGTGCAGTTCACCGTCCCTCGCGTCAAGAACTACCAGCTGTACATCCTGGAGACCGAGGCCATCCTCGCGTCCCGCGATGACAAGGGCTCGTTCCTCCGCGGGCTCACCACCGAGGTCGACTCGGCGCTGAACAACGTCGCGAACGACGTCGCGAAGGACCTCTACGGCGCCGGCATGGGCGTCCGGGCGTCCGGCATCACCATCTCTTCGACGACCATCACCGTCGGCGAGTCGGTCTCGAACTTCGAGAAGGGCATGGTCATCGTGACCGCGGCCTCGGCGACCGGCGCGCTCCGCAACTCCGGCACCGGCCAGACCATCACCGTGGTCGACCGCTCGGCCGGCACCATCGTGGTCGACGCGAACACCGACACCATCACCAACGGCGACTTCCTGTTCGAGAAGGGCGACCGTGGAACCGGCGCCTCGCCGACTCCGCTGAAGCTGGCGGGCATGGACGCCTGGTGCCCCGCCTCCGTGGCGAGCTCGGGCGACTCCTTCATGGGCGTCGATCGGTACGCGCAGGGCGACATCGCGCGCCTCGCCGGCCTCACCATCGACTGCTCGGCGCTGAACCCCGAGGAGGGCCTGGTCACCGCGCTGGCGCTGTCCTCGCGCGAGGGCGTGGCTCCTCCGGTGTGCTTCACCTCGTTCACCGACGTGAAGAACATCCAGATGGCGCTCGGCTCGAAGGCCGTCACCGAGTACATGGACGTCGCCGGCATCGGCTTCTCCACCGTGCGCGTGACCGGTCCCAAGGGCGACGTTCGAGTGATGGCCGACCAGTTCGCGCCTCCGGGCATCTGGCGCTTCATCACCCCGAGCACCTGGACCCTGCGGCACGCAGGTGACCTGTTCAACGTGCTCGACCTTGACGGTGCGCCGCTGAGCCGGGTGTACAACTCGGACGCGTGGGAGGGCCGGGTGGGCTTCTACGGCAACCTCTTCTGCGACGATCCGCACAAGAACCTCCGCGCCATCGCCCCGACCTCGTAAGCCGTCGCAGTCCAACCCTTCCTCGGCGCGGGAGTAGTCGGCCCGCGCCGGGCTCCACCTGGAGACAAGACCACATGGGTGCTCGCACTCTCATCGGAAAGCAGTACACTCTCGAGCGGGACGTCGTCCGGCTCTACGGTATGGGCATCGGCGCAGGCGCCGCGAACCTCACTGGCGTCAAGGGCAAGGGCATCACGTCCATCGTCCGGACCGGCGTCGGCGCCCACACCATCACGCTCGCGAACAAGTGGAACGGATTCCTCAACTTCGCCGCCTGCATCGTCGACACGACCACCCCCGACGACTGGGAGGTGACGCTGGTCGAGGAGCTGGTCGCGACGTCCAAGACCATCAAAATCGCCATCTTCAAGGGCGGGACCGCGGCCGAGCTCACCACCGACGAGCTGATCAAGTTCGAAATCGTCCTGTCGAACACCGCGCAGAAGCCGACGGGGTACTAACATGGGCCTCGGGAACGCACACGCGGGGACCGGCATCAACCGGGCCTTCGAATCGCCCGTCTGCCTCTTCGGGAAGGCGCTCGGCTCGACCGACACCTACGTCCTCATCGTCGACGGCATCGCCAGTCTCGACCCCGTGACCGGGACCCCGTTCGTCGTCGGGGAAACCGTCACCGGGGTCACCTCGACTGCAACCGCGGTCGTGACCGCCGTAGAGGACCTCTCCGCGACGTCGCAGCGGCTTACTATCGGGACGCTCTCCGGCTCCTTCCAAAACAACGAAGCCATCGAGGGCGGCGATATTGGCGTCGGCGTTGTGGATGGCGTCGAACAGCTCGCGCTCGCGTCCGTGAAGGGGAAGGGCATCGCTCGCATCATCCCCCTGTCGAGCGCGACCGGCGGCGGCACGGGCCGGTACGAGATTCGGCTGAACGACGCGTGGCGCGGGCTCCTGGTCGCGAAGTTCAACGTCATCGACGCGACCTCGGCGGACGACTGGGAAGTCACGATTCAGGCCCAGACCGTCGCAACTACGAAGCTCATCACCATCTACGTCTTCAAGGGCGGCGCGGTGACCAGCCTCACCGGGGACGACACGCTCACCTTCGAGCTCGTCCTCGCGCTCGACAAGACCGCACCCGCGGGGTTCTAAGCCATGGCCGCGGTGACGCTCACCACGCTCCGCTCGCTGGTCCGCGAGCGGGCGGACATGGTCGGGTCGACGTTCATCGCCGACTCGGCGACCGGGCTCGACCGGTGGATCAACGAAGCCGGCCAGTGCCTTCACGGCTACCTCGTAGACGCGCTCGGCGACGAGTACGTGGAGAGTTCGAGCGCGCTCACCCTGGTCGCCGGCACCACCAACTACAACCTCCCCTCCGACTTCTACAAGCTCTACGAGGTCGACCTCACGCTCAGCGGCACGCTGCGAACGCTCACCCGGTACAACCGCGCCGAGCGGAACATGCTCACCACGCGCATCGCCT